CAAACTTCTTTCAAAGTCTTGCCTTTAGCCCATTCTTTAGCTTCTTCACAAGCATTTAGCTGCTCTTTGCTTAGTAATTCTTCAAATTCTTTTGCGTTCATAATTTAGTTTTCTTTTTAAATAAAAAAGGGAAATATGCATTTCCCTTTTTTATTAAATTTTAATTTATGGTATTTTAATCACCTCCAACTCGTTTAACCCTATAAAACTGATTGTTTTACCTTCAAAGGTTATATTTGTTCGTATTGATTTATGGTGATGCCCATATATCCAATATTCGGGTTGATGTTCTCTGAAACATGTTTCTAAAAGTTGTCTTGTTATAGATTTGTCGTTTATGCGGTATAGCAAAGAAGCTAAACTTTGAGGACAATCATGACTTACTACTATACGTGGTTTGTTAGCAAAATAAGCGTTAGCAACTTTGCGTGCTTCTGCATAATTTAACTCTTCATTTTTAAACCATGTTTTGTCTGTTATTCGATATATTTTATCGATACTTTCTGCTCCACGAATAATAAATATACCTTTCCAAAAACTAAAATTTTTTGTTGAATAAGGTGAAGTTTCTAAATATGGTAAATGATCGTGATTACCCATGTTGATTTTGTGTTGATTAGGGTCTAAATTACTGTTATGTAGTTTATCCCACTCTTCTTTAAATCCAAAATCACCAACTTGCAAGCTATTATCTTTAAGATTTTTCACTATTTTTAAGTAAGTTTCTATTTTGCCGTGAACATCTCCTATTATATACATAATTTTTAAGTAAGTTTAAATTCTGTTATAAGGGATCATATAAGCAGAGCTTCCATACATTTCCAAGCCTGTACTATCATTTATTAAAATAGCTTCTTTGTTAAACCAATCTTCTTCCATATATCTCTGTACATGTGGAAATTCTATTGGGATGTAAAAGTTTACTTCTTCTATAGACTTAATTTCATCTGCAACCATAGAAAGTTTAGCTTGCATGAGCATTTCTATTACAGAAGCTCCTCCTTCAAAGGGACTACTTTCCTCCCATTGTTCATGACATTCTTCTTCTAATTGTTTTGACATTTTTATCTTATTTACAAGATAGTATAAAAGATTAGAGTCAAAGCTTGATAAATTTACGATTGTAAGTTTCATATTTATTATGTATATTATTTATAAGAAAAAAGTTAATATTAAATGCCATAAGTATAATGTTAATAGTAGAATATATGGATAAATAAGAGATTCAACAGCTTCTTTTGCTTTATATTTATAAGTTACTATTTTTGTATTTCTATAGGCAGTTCTAACACCAGAAAGTATTAAAGCTATAAGTAAAAAGTAAATATAATCTTGTTTAGGTAAATTATGGTTTAATTCCATTACAAACCAATGGTATATTTTACTATAAAGTAAAGCATAACTTAAAGGGTTAAATAATAAAATAGGTATAAGTATCCTATAAATTAACTTGTAATAAATTTCATCTTCTTCTTTTTTGTTTATATTTTTCATAAGTCTTTAAGGTTTACTTTATTGAATTCTTTATTTATATACGAGTAATTTTATAATCATTACCGCTATAAACTAATTTATGGTCATCAAAATTATGTTTTGGTTTTATACCTTCTATACAAGCTACTGTGTATTGAATTCCATTTACATAAGAATTAAATGGTTTTCTGCCATTATTCTTATCATGGAGATTAAAAAACTATTGTTGCTTTTGAGAAAAATAGAAATCAGTATGTATTTTATTTTTGCTCATTGTGTTTGTTATTAATAAATAAAGCTATACAAAATATAATTATTCCTATTATTAGTGTGTATGGATCAACTTGCATAATGTTTAATGTTTAAATAGTAAAAAGCTGCTTATTCTCTTACCCTTTTATTTCGCAGCTTACTTGCTTATCATTACTTTGTTAATCCATAACAATGTATTTATACGAGTTTTTCAAGGGTACAAGTAAAAGTTTTATTATGATTTTTCTCTTTTTTTTAAAATTTCATCTGCTTCTGCACTTAAAAAATCAGGAGATGCGCCTCCTAATCTTAAACTAATATAAGACATTCCTTTGCCAAAATTTTGGGGAGGTCTAGAACCCATATGACAATTACCCCAACCCATAAGTCCAATTGCTATCAACTCTTCATTGCTTACTTTTTCTTTTAATTCTCCATTTAAGAAGAGATGATGCCATTTAATGTTAATTGTTTCTTTACTCATGTTCATAATTTGTTTATTTGAATGTTTTATTTATCTATAATGGTTTAATAAAATATAGTTACAATTTTATTAAAGTGTTATAATAACTATTGAATGTTTTTGGGATAGTTGGGAAGATGTTGAAATATAGAGGTGTGGATTGTCATAATCCTCAATGTTCATAGGCATCTTCAAGCTTTTCAAACACTTTAAAAAGTCCTAATTACATCTCATAATAACTCTTTATTTCTTAGTTATACACCATGTGTGTATAACTTTATTAATCTTTATATATTTCAATCAACTTATTATAACATTCAAGTCCTGATTCAGTTAAATCATTTACATTATCTCCTAAATCACTTGTAGTCCAATATTGCATACAGTCATGTAAGTTTTGTAAGTTTTCCCAAAACTTAACATGGTGTCCTTTGTATTCTTCTTTTAATACCTTATCAATTCCATATTCTTTATGGATATCCAATACATTTAGTATCGCATTATTAAACTCTTCAGGATTTTTCATACATCTGCCTATTGGGCAGGTGTCTCCGTTCCTGTAATAATAACAATTATGAGTCTTATTATCAACAGCTCTATTATGAGTTTTGTAATATTCAACTGTCTCTTCTATTATTTGTATTTTACTTAGCATAGTTAAGTTATGATTAGTTTAGTTAAAAGTATTGAAATTATAGTAAATATTCCAACTATAACTTCAATATATAAGAGGTCTACTAATTTAACTTTGGTTTTTTTAAGTATCTTTTTATTGTAAAGCGTAATGTATATGCTCATTAATAGACAGAATAGTACTATTGATGATGAAATTTCATATATTACTTTGTATTGTTCCATAAGTATTGTTTTAAATTTTATAAAAACATCATCCTAACATTTTTGGTTTGGGTGTTAGAATATTTAGTATTATTAAAGAAAGGAGATAATATTAAATTTTGATGATGTTTATGATTGTTATCAAGTAATAATATTATTAAAAGAATTAGCACTATGTTATAGTTGCTAAGGTATTTTTATAGCTTCAGCAGTTATCTCTTTCTGTTATTGCATTAGAACTCCTGTTTTACTAATTCTTTTAGTAATAAGCACTATCAAATAATGTTTATTTCTTAGTAGTTAGTATACTACTGATTATATTCCACTTTTTGTGTGGGTAGATATCTTTTAAAATCCTCCCATTTACAAAAACCTAAAGCATCACCATTGATGGCAATTAGGAGTTTTACTGTATAATTTGGTCCAGCGTCTCCTTTAATTTCCCAATTACAAGAGTGGATTCTTCCCCAATAAGAGGATTTTCTTATTACTCCTTCTTCAATGAAGAAATATTCGTCATCATTTTCTGTTATTAAATCGGGTTTTTGTTTTGCACCTATGGTGCTATTTTCAATCCACTCAAATGTGGCTTGTGTGTGATTTAGGAAGTTATCTTTATTAAAGATAGTAACTCTATTATTTGCTGTACCTGCTAATATTTCTTTTAGTTTTTTAAAAATAGCAGGAACTGCGTATTTTTCTATGTTTTTAAACTTTACAGTTTTCGTATTTACAGATGCTAATAGCATATCTGTAAGATTATTATTATTTAGTATTTTAAAAGAATAGTTTAGATTCTCTTCTTTTTTATAAAATACTAAAGTATTATTATTTTGTGTAAATATTAAATTTTCCATATTGTTAATTAAGGACTAAGTATTAAGGATTACATAATTTAAAAAAAGAGAGAACCCTAAAGTTCTCTCTTTGCTAACATTGCTAATATCTTATTAACAATTATACAGCACCCATTTGAATTGTTAGGTTTAAACCAAAGGCTGAAGCAGCAGCAGCAAATTCAGTGGCTTGGGTTTTACCTGTAAGTTGTTTAAACTCACAAGATTCAAGCTGTCTGGTTACTGTTTCACCTTGTTTGTATAAAGGTTTACCATCTTTGTCTTTTCTACTACTATCTTTAGCAGCAACAAATGTATCACCAATTTCATTGATGACTACATTACAAAGTAACCCAGCTTCATTAGTTATATCACCATTTGCCCATACTGATACTACTCTATCATTATGGTTACAGTTTATAACTGTCTTACCTAATCTTTCAATGAATTTTTTTTCCATTACTGGAAGTGTTAAATTTTTCATATTATTATATTATTTTTTGGAACTTAAATTTCGTTTTATATGTCTGCCTGTTGTATCTTATTTTGGAATCAAAGAAACATTTAATAATTATTATTATCAAATGTTTCTTTGATTAAATCTCTAACGACTTTAACATGACTAATATCATACTCTTTACCGTTTATATCAAGACAAGTATCCTTATAATGATTACAAAGTGCTGAATAGTCTATAACTCCGTTAATTGATAAACTTTTGATAATTGTTTCTTTCGTATCTTCAAAGATGGATAAATTATTATTAAGCATGGTTTTTTCTTAAATTATTGTGGAACTATATTACTGAAGCATTACCCTAACGGGGCTTCCTGATTCAGTCTTAAGTGGGGGGTGTTGACATTAGGTGGTTACACATCTCTTATATTTAAACTACTTTTTTTAAAAATAAAAAATTTTAAACCTTACAATTCCATAAATCTACACACTACATATAACACTTACCTCTACTAAATAAATTATATATGATTCAGTAGAAAGGACTGCTAAAGATATTACCTTAAAAAGGATATATCACACTCTCATTATAATACATCTAAATACTATTTTCATCATATGCTTAAATATTATTAAAGTCCAAACTACTACTAATTAATATCCATAGACAATATAAGAAGGGAATAATACACATAACCTTATGTATCAAGGACTTATCTAACATGGCATATACCTTAGACATATACGCCGTAGTCCTTAGAGGTATACTGGGTATATGTCTAAGGACTACGTTGTACAAAATAAAATGTACAATCTATTGATATTTTGCTTATATTTGTACAAATATTTATGTACTATGAAAGAAAAAGATAAAATTAAATGTTCTATTATGAATAGAAAAACAGAAGAAAAGTTACAATTAATAATGACAGACCTCATGATAGACAATTCAAGTATTCTAAATTGAAGTATGGAAAGGATTTTTTAAACATGAATAAAAATATCATAAAAATACCTAATGGAATTATGAATTTAGGAATTACTACAGATAGTAAATATTTAATAGGAGATAGTAATGATTCTTCTAAATGGAAACAGTTTAAAATACCTTTACCTAAGCCATATCACAAATGGCATATAGAAAAATACCATTACGAGTATGATTTTTATTATATAACTTTAAAAGATACTGTGTAATGACTATACCATTTAAAAAAGGTCTCAGAAAAATAACACTTGATAAATGGATTACAAGTCTAGTTCACACAGAATTAGGAGAAGCATATTATCATTATGAAGAGACATCAGGATCTAAGATTACTAAAGAGAATAAGATAATAATAATACAAGCTAAGATAGAAAGGGAAATCATTAAAGATAAAGTAAATTATTTAAAAGAATTAATAAAAGAATTAGATGAGTAAAGATAAATATTTAAAGAATACATTAGGAACGAATTGGATGCATTCCAAAGTGTATCTATATATGTTAACTTGGAACAAAGTACAAGAAGCATTCCTAATACAGTCACATGGAGGACAGATAGAATTAACAGATTCAAATGAAATAGAAATATTAAACGATTTAATAGATAAGTCTGAAACAGACATTGAAAAAGATATATTAAAAAATTACATATCACAATATAATAAATAAAAAATGAGAAAAAAAGCATTAACATCTACAGGAGTAGCCCTTGTAAATCTGAAAACTAATGAAATTAAATGGATTCCTTTAGAAAAAGATTTACAAATATTAGATAATACACAAATAATACGTGATGATATTTATGATTTATCTAATGTCTACACGGTTGTAGGAACAGCACAGTATATGAAAAATTGTTATCCAAGAACTTGTTATGAATGTAGCGATTTAGTAGAAGAATGTATTAAAGAAGATATTGAAATGACTATGACTGTTAATTTTAATCCCTTGTTAAAACGTTATAAATTAGAAAAAGGAAGTCATTTTGATAACTTTAAGTAATGAGTATAATATTTAAAGAAAGTGATCATAGTTATACATCTACTGATGGTTCTAATATTAAATGGAATAGTGTAACTGGATTAGTAAGTAAATTTAAAATACCTTTTAATGCTGATTTACAAGCTGAGAAGGCTAGTAAAAATAAAAAGTCTAAATGGTATGGAATATCTGTAAAAGATATATTACAAATTTGGAAAAATGAAACTAATAGATCTTTAAAACTTGGTAGTTGGTATCATAATGAACAAGAAACTGAACTTTGTAATGCAGATTATTTAATGAATAATGAATTAAAACTTCCTATTCATAAACCTATTATAAAAAATGATTTAAAATATGCTCCTGAACAAAAGCTAAGAGAAGGTATCTATCCAGAACATCTTGTATATTCAAAAAGTGAAGAAGTATGTGGACAAGCAGATAAAGTTATTGTTTCTAATGGTGTAGTTGATATAGATGATTATAAAACTAACAAAGAAATAAAAATGTCATCTTATGTTAATTGGCAAGGTAAATCATCTAAAATGTTAGACCCTATAAGTCATATAGATGATTGTAATTTTTATCACTATTCTTTACAACTTAGTCTATATATGTATTTTATATTAAAACATAATTCAGAATTAAAAGCAGGACGAATAAGAATACAATATGTTACATTTGAAGAAAGTGGAAAAGATGCGTATAATTATCCTATAACATCATTAAATAATGAAGGCTATCCTATAGTTAAAGATACTATTTATTATGAAGTACCATATTTAGAAAGTGAAGTAATATCAATGTTAAAATATCACAATAAATATTAAAACATATGAAATTAAAAAATACAGAAGAAGTAGTAAATGTTGATACTGGAGAAGTTCAAACTATTACAAAAACATATAATATAAAAACATCTACTGAAGAATTCTTCATGACTTTTATAAATTCTATGTCTGGATTATTTAATATTCACAATGGAACAGATAGAAAAGTATTAGATCAGTTATGTAAACGAGTTGAATTTAATTCTAACATTGTATATTTAACTACAAGTAGACGTAGAGAAATAGAAGGAAAACTTAATATAACAAAACAAACTTTATCAAATAGTTTAGCTAGTTTAAAAAAGTTAAAAATAATATCAGGAAATAGTGGAGAATATGAACTCAATCCTTTTATTTTTTGGAAAGGTACAACAGATGAGAGAAGTAAATTAATTAAAAATGGAGGATTAGAACTTAAAATTAAATTTGTAGGAAGTTATGAAAAATAGAAATATAGATACTTTAGAAAACTCTTCACAATACATAAACAACACATTTTATATATTAAATAAAAATGAATAATAATTTTAGAATGAAGATCCCAATATACGATATTAAAATGTGGGTATATATTGGAGAAGTTAATAATTTCAAGAGTGAAATTAAAAAGAAAATAAAAAATGTAGATATAGTAGATGATTTAATTAAGTTTATAGATACATCTGCATTAGAAGGCTGTACATTATCTATTCCTGACCCAGATATTCAACTTATAATTTATTTACAAGACTATACTGGCAGTGCTAAAGATATAGGTGTACTTACACATGAGGTATTACATGCTGTATTTAGGATTACTGATGGTAAAGGAATAATATTATGTGATGAAAGTGAAGAGTCTTTTACATATTTAACAGGTTACATAACAGAAGAAATTATAAAAAAGATTAAATTATAACATAAATAGTTTGTGTTATGTAGAAAAATAATTATCTTTGTTTAGAATTTTAAAATAATAAAAAGAGAAAATGGATTTAAAAAGAGAATTTAAAAAAATAGATTCCAAAAGAAAACAAGAGGCAGTTACAAAAAAAGAACAAGAGAGTTTTGCTGATTTAACAGAAGCATACCCACAAGTAACAGTACAAAAAATTAAAGATTATATGAGACCCACTGCAGATCGTGTAATTGTACAACCTTCTGTAAAAACCAAAACAAAAACAGGTTTATTCTTAAATGAACCTAGAGTAAGTCCAGTTGTTGAAATATTAGCTGTAGGACCTGATTGTAAAGTATTAAAACAAGGAGATAAAGCAATCTTAAACTTTGCAGCAATTGGTTCAATTGCAATGTATCAGACTCAAATTGATGGTAAACTGTTTGTAATATTAATGGAAAGTCAAATAATGTGTGCTTATAGTGGTACTACATTAGAAGAAGAAGACCTACCAGATATGCCAGAATTAAAACCAGATGGAGACCTTGCTGTTCAAGAAGAAAAAATTAATACAGAGGGCAGATTAAATTAAAATAAAAATATTATGGAAACACCAAAAGAAAGAGTATTAAACATAACTCTTTCTAGAGAAAATTTTATGCCGAGGTTTTTAGAAATGTTAAATGGTGTAGCTAAGTTAACACAAAGAGAGAGATTAGTTTTCCTCTCTCTTTGTGAAATTTATGCTAAACATAAAAATGTAGATATATTAACTCAGGACAATAGAAAAGAAGTATCTAGAAAAGTAAAACTAACTTCTTATAATATAAGTAATACTATTGCAAAATTAAAAGAAAAAAGTGCTATTTTATTTGATGAAAATACAAGTACTTATTATTTAAATCCTGTACTAGTACCAAATGATGAAGTTACAGAAATTAAATTTGTTATAAATTATATATGATGGATTTAAAAAAAGAAGCTGTAGATTTAACTTCTAAAAAGTTTGATTTATCAATTTTAGATACTAAAAATATAATTGATTCTCAATTTAGTTATGTTATTAAAAAATGTAGAAACTTAGAAGAAGTTAAGTTGAGGTATTTTGGGACATGGATGATTAAACCAACTAAAAAAGATGAAGCTTTATTAGAATTAGAAAATGAAAATTTACGGATATAAAGAAGGAAATGATAAAAAAAGTAATATAATGTTAGTATCTAAAAATGATAATATATTAACTATTATACATAAAGATAAGGCTTTAAAGATTACAAAACTAAATATGAATAAAAACGAGATTGGAGAATTATTTAGTTTATTAAAACAATATAATGAAAATATTTGATGTTATAAATAATAAAGTAATTATAGATCCTGAAGTCAGACTAATAAAATATTTTAAAAAGATAATAGAAAGAGATAGAGGGTCTAAAGGGGACAATGATGGTAGAAAGAAATATAAAGCTATGAAAGAATTAGCTTATATCTATCACATGGCTGATAATAAATCTGTATTTTCTAATTTACCTGATAATATAAAAGAAAAAGAAATCATACTAGATTTAGATTTAGATAATTGGAAACCAGATGAGGTAATAAAAGAAGCTATTTCTAAATATAAAAGTTATAAAGAAACAGTATCTGAGAGAACTTTAAAAGAATTGAAGAGAACTTTAGAATCTGCTATTGATATGTTACAAATAGTAAGAAATTCTATAGAAGAAAAAATAAAAGAGATACAATCTAATGAAGGTAATATAGGAGAAGCATTAAAACAATTAGTAGAATTATTTAAAATATGTTTAGAGATGTCTAATAAATTACCTATTGCAATTGATGATATTATAAAATTACAAATAACTATTAAAAAAGAAGAATCTGTAGAACCTGGCAACATAAGAGGTGGTGGGGAAGTAGGTTTATTTGAAGATTAATTATGATAATAAATACAATCGAGATGACAGTAATTCCAGGTAATGAAAGTTGGAAACTTTTCTTTCACTCTCAATCTTTTGATGTATGTACGGAGAAGAAATAAAACAATTTACAGCTGCAGGAGATTTTTTTAAAAAAGAAGGTGTATTTACTAAAAGTGTACCAGGAACAAGAAGTTATTTTGAGTTTTGGGAAAATGAAACGAAAAAGTCTTTATATGGGTTAAAAGTTGGAAAGTATTATATATCAGGATATTTTTATTTTTATTTAAATTATTGTCCTATATACAAAGTAGTGTATGATAATAGTGTAAAGTTAGAAAAAGGAAAGAATGTACAAGGTAGTAGAGAGTTTGATTTTCCTGATTTTTGGGATTCTGATTATGATTATTTTGAATATTTAAATGATGCAGAAAAGAATGGTGAACACGGATGTGTTGTAAAATGTAGAGGTAGAGGATATTCCTTTAAAGGAGGATCTATGCTTAATCGAAATTATTTCTTGATACGTGGTTCTAAAAATTATGTATATGCAGAATCAGAACAATTCTTAACAAAAGATGGTATTCTTAATAAAGCTTGGGATATCATGGCATTTATAGATGAGAATACAGCTTGGACTAAAAGAAGACAATATAAAAATACTGATTTACATAAAAAAGCATCTTATGAAAAAAGATATAATGGTAAAATAATAGAAGCTGGTTATAAATCTGAAATCATAGGAGTTATTGTAGATAATCCTAATAAAGTAAGGGGTAAAAGGGGAAAATTAATATTATGGGAAGAAGCAGGGCAATTTAAAAATTTATTAAAAGCATGGCGAATTGCTCTTCCTTCTATGAGACAAGGTAAAGTTACTTTTGGATTAATGGCAGGATTTGGAACAGGTGGTTCATCTACAGATGCAGCTTTTGGATTAGAGACTTTATTTACTAATCCTGCAGGATATGAAGTATATGGAATTTCTAATAAATGGGAAGAAGGAGCAGAAGATACTAAAGTAGGATTTTTTGTTCCAGCATTCAAGAATATGGAAGGTTATATAGATACTTATGGTAATTCTGATATGCAAGGTGCTAAAGAAGATCTAATATTAGCAAGAGAAAAAATAAAAACAGAGACTAAAACATCCAGTGCTTTAACTGATGCTATTGCTGAAGACCCATTTACTCCTTCTGAAGCTTTTCTTAGTTCAGGATTTAATATATTTCCTACTGCAGAATTATCTGCTTGGGAAAAAGCTTTAACAAATTCTAAAAAACATAAAGGATTTGAACTAACAGGGAATCTATTAAGAAATGAAGATGGACAAGTTGAATTTAAAATAAATGATAAAAAACCTTTATATGATTTTCCTATAGGAAAGTCAGAAGATAAAACTGGCACTGTAGTAATATACTCAATGCCTTTTAAAAATGATGATGGATTAATACCTAAACATTTATATTATATTTGTCATGACCCATATGCACAAACAGGAGCAGGACAATCATTAGGTGCAGTATATGTAATAAGAAGAATTAATAGTTATAAAAAACCAGATGATGTTATTGTAGCTAGTTATGTTGCAAGACCTTCTACAATGGATGAATATAATAGAAATTTATTTTTATTAGCTGAATATTATAATGCTAAAATAGGATTTGAAAATGATAGGGGAGATGTAGTTGCATATGCCAAACGATTTAAACTATTAAAATGGTTATATGAAGAGTTTAGAATGGATGATAATAAAGAACTCCAATCTAGGACTACAGTAAGACATTTTGGCATGCATATGACTGCCAAAAGAAAAGAAACAGGAGAGATATATTTAAGAGATTGGTTATTATCTGAAAGAAGTATAGATGAAAATGGAAATAAATTATTAAATTTGCATACAATATACGATGTGGGACTAATTAAAGAATTAATAAAATATAGTTCTAAAGTAGGAAACTTCGATAGAGTTTCTGCAATGATTGTAGGAATGTTTTTTGATAGAGAGTTAACTAATATTACAATACAAAATATTAAAGAACAAATAAATGATAATTCATTCTTTAATAGAAATTATAAACCACCAATAAATGACAACTTCAGTAAGCAGAATACCAAATCAGACAATTTCTTTATCAGCTAAAAATGTTAAATGGCAAGAAGAGACAGCTGATGCTATCATAGCGTTAAGTAATATTAATAGCTCTAATAGAAAGTATAAACTTAAAACATATTATGATGCATATAATGGTGTTCTTAATATGGAAAATTACGAATATGTTACTAAAGTACATGGAGAAAATTTTAAAAACTTTCCAGCTCAAATAACTAATTGGAATATATTAAAACCTGTAATAGATAGAATCATAGGTGAAAAAATACAAAGACCTTTTATATATCAAGTCTCTGCATTAAACTCAGATATACAATCAATTAAAGAAAAAGAAATTACAGAAATTGTATCTAAAAATATGCAAAAATTATTTATAAATGAACTAAATAATTTAAATGTTGATACTCAACAACCTCAACAAGAAGCAGAAATGCCTCAGCAAATAAAAGATATGATAACTGTAGGGTATAAAGATACTCGTTCAATATTAGGACAACAATCTATGGATTATATTGTAGCTTACAATGAATTTATTGATAAGTCTAAAAAATCATTCTTTGATTTCTTAGTAGCTGGAGAAACTTATACATATAGGTATTTGGAACATGATGAGCCCTTATATGAAACTATTAATCCTTTAGAAATAGATTATCAAAGAGATCCTAATAAAGATTTTATTGAAGATTCAGATTGGGCAATTCATTATAGTTTAATGACTCCGTCATCTGTGAATTCTAAATTTTATGATGATGAAGGATATACAAAAGAAATAATAGAAGAATTAGAAAATCCAATGAGCAGTGGTTATAATTATCCTTTTAGTATATATTCTAATACAGGAACTACTGATGATAATAATATAGAAAGATTAATTCCAGTTGTACATATAGTTTGGCAAAGTAAACAAAAATTAGGATATTTATCTTATACAGATGAGTTTGGATCTCAACAGGAAACTATAGTTACAGAAGAATACAAACCCGCACCTGATGAAAGTGTAAAATGGATATGGGTAAATCAACCTTGGGAAGTTTATAAAGTATATGATAGATATTATTTAAGAGGAAGACCTATTCCAGAATCTTCTTTAAGTAAAAATAATATAGCTTTAAGAAAAATTCCTTATAATGGAAGAGTTTATTCAAATAGAAATACAGAAAATATATCACTGATATCAATAGGAATGCCATATCAAATAACATATAATGTTTATAAATATAGATATGAGTTAATGGTAGCTAAAGCAAAAGGAATGATTGCTCAATTGGATATTAACTCTCTTCCTGCTGGATGGGATGTAGATAAATGGATTCATTATTTAGAATCTATGAATTTAGTATTAGTAGATTATAATAAAGAAGGATCTCGAATTAACCCAAGTCATAATTCTAATATAGATATGAGTTTAGGTAATTTTATAGATAAATATGAAACTTTATTAGCTAGTATAAAATCAGAATGGGAATCATTATCAGGAGTAAGTAGACAAAGACAAGGACAAATAGG